TCTATTCCAACCTGGCAGGCCGCGTATTCAAAGTACATGGCCGAGAACGCTAAGGCCGCGAACCTTGAAAGCAAGGCCATCGACTACGCCGATATGATAGTCAGGACTACCAACAACGCCGGTTCGCCTAAAGACCTCGCGGCAATCCAACGGGCCGGAGGCGCGATGAGATGGTTCACGATGTTCTATACCGCCATCGGCAGGCTTTATAACATGACGCGGGAGGAATATTTGAAAATAGATGGAGTAAAAGACTTTCCGAGGTTTGCCGCGCATATTCTGACGGTTTATACGGTACCGATGATGATAGGCAGCGCGATGACGAACCGGTTTATGGGCCCTCCGAAAGACAAGGACGAAGATGAGAGCTGGCTTTGGTGGCTCGGCAAGTGGTTGATGAAGGGGACTTTCTTTGAAATGCTAGGCACGCTGCCTGTTGTGAGGACAGCGGCGGGATATTTGACCGACGGCAGGGCGTCGGGTTATATCAACCCGATTGAAGAAGCGGGGCGCAATTTTGGAAATATCGCCAAGGTTATAGAAAAGAAAATTGACGGCGAAGAAATGGACTTTGGGAGGCTTGTCAGGGAAAGCGTTGAACTATCCGGTCCGCTGTACGGGTTGCCGTCGCGTCAGGCGGTTACGTCTTGGCGCGGGTTTTTGAGGGCAATGGAGAAGTGGGATGAGCGCGAGACTCTGGGGAAAGTCGGAATGACGGCGTGGGATGTGTTGATGGGGCCGCCGCCGAGGAGGTAGGATATGGTGGAGGTATACATACCGTACAGTGCCAGGCCGGTTTGGGAGAGGGAGATACATCCGGCGCTTGGGGGGCATCGGTTTGCGGTGCTGGTGGCGCACCGGCGGTTTGGAAAAACCGTTGGGGCGCTTTGTCATATGTTTATGAGCGCGCTGTCCAATGGGCTGCCTATGCCGCGATACGCTTATATAGCGCCGTACCGGGCGCAGGCTAAGGCGATCGCGTGGAATTACCTGAAGAACTATACGGCGCCGCTGGTGAACGCGGGGACGACGGACGGCCGGGCGCGGCGGCGGGTGAATGAGTCGGAGCTTTCGGTGACGCTGCCGACGCGGCACGCGCGGATGCCGGGGGCGCTTATGCAGATACACGGGGCGGACAACCCGGACAGCTTGCGGGGGGCTTATTGGGACGGGGTTATCCTTGACGAGTACGCACAGATGAAGCGTGAATTGTGGGAGGAGGTAATCCTGCCCGCCCTGTCCGACCGGCGCGGGTGGGCGCTTTTTATAGGCACGCCGAAAGGACAGAATAATTTTTATGAGATGTTTGAACTGGCAAACAGGACGCCCGGCTGGTTCGCCGGGATGTACCGAGCGGACGAGACGGGGATTATCGAGGAGTCCGAGTTGGAGATGCTGAAGGAGACGATGGGAGAGGCGGCGTACCGCCAGGAAATGCTTTGCGACTTCACCGCGTCGGCGAACGACATATTGATCACGATAGATTTAGTGTCGAAAGCTTGCGCCAACGCGAAAAAGTACCGGTTTGAGGACATAAAGGACGCGCCGAAGGTGCTTGGGGTGGACGTGGCTAGGTTCGGGGACGACAGGAGCGCGGCGGTGCTGCGGCAGGGGCTTGTGACGTTCGTGCCGTGGGTTTGGGGCAATGTGGACAACGTTACGCTGGCGGACTATATCACGCAGATAATCCATGACAAGCGCCCGGACGCCGTGTTTGTGGACGCGGGACGTGGCGAGGGTGTTATCGATACGCTGAGGAGGCGGGGTTACGAGATTATGGAGGTTCCCTTCGGGGGGCGGGCGCTGAACGACCGTAAGTACGCGAACCGGGTCACGGAGATGTATGACAAGCTGAAGCTGTGGATGATGGAGAACGGGGCGCTGCCGAATCATCCGGGGCTGAAGACAGAGCTTTCCGCGCGGACTTACGACTTTGACACGCGGGGGCGCATGGCGCTGGAGCCGAAGAAAAAGTACAAGGAGCGCATGGGGGAAAGCCCGGATATCGGCGACGCCCTGGCGCTGACTTTCGCGGCGCCGGTGCTGCCGCGGGGGTCTGGCGGGATTATAAGGTAGGGGGTGAGATAAATGTGCGTGAGTACTCCAAAAATGGAGACGCCGTCGGCGCCGCCGAGGACTGAGAGCGTTGAGGCGGAGTCTAATAAGGCGGCGGCCAGGGCGGCGCTTGTGCGGAGGCGGCAGGCTATGTTGTCACGGAGCGACGCTATGGCGGGGGGGCAGCAGCAGGGGAAGGGAAAGGTGAAACTGGGTGAATAACGCGAGGCTGCTGAGTGAGGCGCAGAGGCGGTATGACGGGTTGATAGCGGCGCGCTCCGAATGGGAGGCGCGCTGGAAGGAAATGGGGGGACAGTTCGCGCTACGGCGCGGGCGTTTTTACGCGGGTGAGAAGGGGAAGACGGACGAGGTCAGGAGGAACTCGCGGCCGCGGATTATCGCGGACGAGTTCGCCGCGGGGCTCAAGAGCGGGATGACGTCGTCGGTGCGTCCGTGGTTCGCGCTGGCGGTGTCGGACCCGGAGCTGCTGGAACATGAGGCTGTGAAGGCGTGGCTGTCGGACTCCACGCAAAAAACCCTGACCGTCATAGGGCGCACCAACTTCGACGAGCAGGCCTTCGCGGTATATAAGGAAGAGGGAGTGTTCGGCACGGGGTGTCTGTTCGTGGACGAGGACGACGAAGAGGTGTTTACGTGCCGCGCGCTCACTATCGGGAGTTATGCCATAGGGCAGGACTGGCGCGGGCGGGTCAACAGGCTGGCCCGTGACATGATTTACACCGGAGAAGAGCTGGCGGAGGAGTTCGGGGAGGAGAAGCTGCCGGAAGAGATCCTCGTTATGAAACGGGGTGGCGACAACGCGTTTTACTCCGCGCCGTTCGAGGTGAGGCAATTGATTGAGCCGAACCCGGATTACGCGCCGGATACGCCCGGCAGCGCTGGTATGAAGTGGCGGTCTGTTAAATGGCTGGCGGGGAGGGATTCGACAAAGCATTTATTGTCCGTAGGGGGATATCACGAATTTCCCGCGATGGTTCCCAGGTGGCGGACGGTGGGGAACGACCTTTACGGAAGCGAACACCCCGGGGAAATTGCCCTGGACGACGCGAAAACGATACAGGATATAGAAACGGACGAGAGGCGGGCCCTGAAGTTGAAGGTAGACCCGCCTCTTCTCATTCCGAAGTCGCTGGAAAGATGCGACCTGGACCTGAGGCCGGGAGGGGCGACTTATTACCCTGAGTTAAGCGAGATGAGCGCGAATTCAGCGCCTGTCGTAATTCCGGTGTTCGCGGCGGCGTTTGACCATATGTCGGCGGCGGATAAGATCGCGAGGCTCACCGCCGGGATAGAGAAGGCGTTTTTTGTAGACCTGTTCAGGATGTGGGGGACGGATTTCCGGCAGGGGCGCACGGCCACGGAGATAGAGGCCAGAGAGCAGGAAAAGATGTACGCGCTGGAGCCGGCGATAAACCGGCAGATGTATGACTTTTTGGACCCGTTCGTTATCCGGGTATTCGGTATTTGTTCCCGCCGGGGCCTGTACGGTGAGATGCCGGAGCAACTGGCTGGGAGGCCGTTCAAGATTGAATACACGTCGGCGTTGGCGAAGAGCCAGAAGCAGGCGTCGCAGCATGGGCTTGAAACGGTTATGGGAGTGGCGGGAGAGCTTGCGAAGCTGCAGATTACGGCGGGGGAGCGCCCGGCGGTGCTGGACAAGCTGGACGTGGACGAGGTGCTGGAGATATACGCGGATATGCACTGCATCCCGTCGGGTGTGGTGCTTGGCGATGACGTAGTCGGCGAGATGCGGGAGGCGAAGGAGGAGGAGAAGAGGCGGCAGGAGGCGATGCAGGCGGAGGCGCAGGCGGCGCAAATGGCCCCTGGACTGGCGGGAGCGGCGAAAGATTTGTCGCAGACGCGTATGGACGGCGGCGGGCCTATGAGCGCGATGGACATGTTGATGGGAGGAATGTGAAATGAGTGGGAAGAACGAAGACGCGGCGCCGGAAGCGGCAAAGACGCCGCCGGAAACAGGCAGCCTGCTGACCACAGAAAATAAAGCCGAAGCCGGCGAAGCAGACGGGGTGCAGGGGGCCAAGACCCCTGCGGAGGTATTGGGTTCCGGGGATTTTACGCTTCCTGATGGTTCGTCATGGGACGAGGGCGCGGGGAAAGGGTTTCTCGATATTGTTAACGATTCGAATGTTCCCCGGAAGGAAATGGCGCAGAAGCTGATATCTCTTTATATGGAGGAGCAGGGGAAAACGCTGGCGGGGATGAAGGCGGCGGAGGACGAGTACGCGCGGCTCAAGGAACGGCAGAACGCCGAGTGGCTGGAGGCCTGCAAGAAAGACCCGGAGTTCGGCGGGGCGAAGTACGACGCGAGCAAGGCGGTCATTGAGAGAGGGTGCGCGCGGCTGGCGACGCCGGGGGCGGTGGAGGTATTGAACTCCCTGGAACTCGGCACGCACCCGGAGATCGTGAGGATGTTTTACCGCGCCGGGCTGCTGCTGGCTGAGGACGGGGGAGTAAAGGGCGGCGCTCCGGTGTTGAAGAGTGACGAGGAAGTTTTCTACGGAAAAGATTGGTCTAAGAAGGGGGAATAGCTCATGAGTGACAGGAATTTGACGCTGCTTGACATCGCGAAACGCCTTGATCCGAACGGAACGACGAGCAGAATTATCGAGATGCTCAACCAGAGCAATGAAATACTTCAGGACATGACGGTGAAGGAAGGCAACCTGCCGACGGGACACAGGACGACGGCGAGGACGGGGTTGCCGGAAGTCGGCTGGAAGACGTTATACAAAGGCGTCGCGCCAAGCAAAAGCATAACCTCCCAGGTGGACGACACCTGTGGAATTCTGGAGGCTTACAGCAGGGTTGACGAGGACACGCTGAAAATCAACGGGAACAGCGCGGCGTACCGGCTCGGCGAGGCCCGGGCCTTTTTGGAGTCGATGAACCAGGAAATGGCGAGGAGCCTGTTCTATGAGAACAGCAAGGTAAACCCGGAATGCCCGCACGGGCTGGCGGTGCGCTACTGCACCCTGGACAGGGACGTGCCGATCAGCGGGAACGTGATAGACGCCGGCGGCACGGGGGGAGAGCTGACCAGCATATGGCTGATAGTGTGGGGTGACCAGACCGTCAACGCGATATACCCCAAAGGCAGCGAGGCGGGGCTGCGGCATAAGGACCTGGGAATGCAGCGCGTGACGGTCCCAGGCTCCGTGCCTGGCACGGAGACTTTCTACCTGGCGTACGAGGACCAGTTCAAATGGACTCTTGGGTTCAGCGTCCCCGACTGGCGGTACGCGGTGAGGATATGCAACATTCCCGTGGGAAGCGTCACATCCGCGGGGATCATCGACCTGATGATCGAGGCCGTCGAGAAAGTGCCAAACCTGAACATGGGTAAAGGCGCGTGGTATATGAACCGGCCCATGAGGACGGCGCTGCGTAAAGTGATCAAAGACGTGGGGAACGTGAATCTGACCCTTGACACGGTGGCCGGGAAGCGCGTGCTGCACTTCGACGAGCTGCCGGTGAGGCGGGTGGACGCGATAA